TGAATAGATGAATTGGCTGCCATATTATCTGTTTCTCTGTAAAATTACTGTAATCGTTGTTGGCGATGTTAAATTCTGTATAAAAAATGTGATGGTAACATTATATGCATTGTGATCATAATCTGGTGTTGCAACAATACTAGATACCGATGCTCTTGGTTCATAGTTGTCGATCACATTTTGTATTTCTCTTTCTAATGTTGCAGCAGTCAGAGGTGACATATTTTCAAATAATAACGAACTAACTGATGAACCTAAATCTGGATTGAACAATCTTTCATAGTGATTAGTCTGGATCAAATTACGGACAGAACGAATCACTGCTTGACTATCATAACTCAAAGCAATATCACCTCCAGCAGGTTTCCTGGTGAAGGTTAAGTCTATGTCGGAGAATACTTTAGTTATATTTGCCATATCTTATTTATAGTGTTTTTCGGAGTGAAATTGAATTTTTCAAAACCAGGATATCGTCCGGAGAATTCTTGGGCCGGAATGAAAAATTCGAAATTTCTATTATTGTGGTGGTCCTGTGTTTCCGCCTTGTGGATCTGGATGTGTATGGTGATCTAGGCTAATACCACCACCGATAACATCACCTGTTGCAGTGATACCACCGTTTACATTGATATTACCATTCCATTGGAGTGGTCCGTTGAATGTCCATGAGTTTGCTATACCTGTAACATTACCACCTACATTCAGATTTGCATTACCATCAATCGTAATATTACAAGTACCTTTGATGTGAACATTATTATCCGATAAAAATATCTCATAGTTTTTACCAGATACTTTAGTGACCTTAGATCCATCAGGTGCAATCTCAAAGAAAGTATTTGCACGATGACTCAAATGAATTCTTTCGGCACCCGGTGTATCATCCATTTCAAATACATGACCAGATAGTGTTTCGGTAACTCTATTATATGGTGGAACTGTAGCATATTTAGATGCAGGTTCACTCCATTTTGTACCATCAGCAACAGTTACATTTGTATCTAAGTTGTTGTTATGTTTACCAATTGATGTGGTTTCTATCTTTTCATTGCGATACAATCTACTAGTGGTGGGTTCACCTACTGGATAATGAGTACCTTCTGAGAATCCTTTAGACTTGTTTGCACCATTTACAGGAATACCAGGAAACACACCAATGATTATAGGTGCTTGGCCAGACATACTATCAGTAAAGAATCCAAATGCATAATCACCAACAACAGGTACTGCACTTGTCATAGAAACATTTGTTGAGAGTGATGGCAATGCCCATGGTAAATCTGATTTGGGTAACTGTTGAAGATTATCTGTATGCCACCCAAAGATTCTCACTTGAACTCGTGCAAGATTAAGCGGATCATCTACCGATTCAACTACACCCATCCACCAAATGAATCCATCTTTTCCAATAAAGTTTTCCATTATGATTGTACCGCCTGTTGTATTGCTTGATGATTATTATCGATAGGTGAATATGCAGTTGTAGTGCTTTCTTTACATATTTCTAGAGTTGTTTGAAACACACCGCCCATTTGAATCATATGTCTAACAGCAGTCACTAGATATTTACCTGAATAAAAACGATCAGATTCTTTTGTTGGTTCGCCTGAATCTAAAGTATTTAAACTAAATTCAATAGGTGTTCCAACATATATTCCAGAATCACCGGGTATATTTAATTTAATAGTGGTATAATTTGCTAGTGCTATTTGTGCAGTTCTATATGGTACATATGTTTCAATAAAGATATCTTTAGCAATTCCGGCACCACTTTTATTTTTTATATATGGAACATTAATTTCATTACTGTTCGATGTTACAACTTTTACTACACTCTCATAACTTTCATTTTGTGTTTTATTTAATCTATTGACAAGATAGTTTGTTGGCGCATATTTGTTTAATTTGTCAGATTTACTGATATAATTAGCAAAATCAAAATCTGTTGTATAGTGTGATCGAATTAGAGGATCTATAGAAATCAATCGATTGGCAAATGTTCCAGCAGAAATTTCGTGAAGAGCATCGTATGTTTTTATAATTTCATAATCTAATATTGTAGTTACTTTTTCTTGAGTTTGTGTAAAATCTTTGCTCAAGTTTTTTGGTTGAAATTTATATGTCTGATAGATATCATCAGAGTACATTGATTGTAGTGATCTAAATGTAAAACCATATCTTGATTCGAAAAACAACATATCAGAACCAGAATAACCAGCAGGCCTAGCATAAGTTGATAACCAACTGATGGCTTCTAACGGTTTCATTCTAGGAATAATAAAATCATAAACACCTGTTGTATCATCAATAACATCAATCTTATCTGAAACTTTCAATTTGTTAGTTAATATATCAGTTACAATATCAGATATTCTCTGACCTTTATATGATTGTGTGACTTTGATTTGTTATGATAGTAGAAATTCTTCAGAACAGAAATATAACTTATATGATTCACTGGACATATTTCCGGAAGGTTTTCGATCATCTATTTTATATACTCGAAATATTTGATCATCATCATTTGGTGCGTCTTTGACTTTACCAAAGTTCACTTCAATAAATTCATTACCAGTCAATTGAAGTTTTTCAATAAAACCTTGTGCATCATTAACGGTTACATATCCATTAATACAAAAACTATAGATGTCCTCATTATATGAAAAGTCAGTTAATAACTTCTTCATATTCATTTTAGTTCCATCTGAAGTTATTAAATTTAGTTTTTGTATTTCCGAATCTGAGGGGAATGTAATTCCTTTCGGATCTGTGTACTGATCGTCTGCCATATTATTGTTTCATCAAAGATTTAAATTCTGCTTCAATTTGATTTGCATAAATTACGTTTATTATTTTGATATTTCTTTTATTTTCATTGACTTGCAATTCATAATCATAGATACTTTGTGCATTTTTTGTTACTTGGATTCCTACCGGTCCCGTACTGGTATTCACAGTAATTGAGTATGGAATAAGAGTATTATAATCAGATTGATCTATTGTAAATGTGTCAACAGTTGTCGTTTGTGAATTTGCATCATATTTTGTAATAATCTTCTGGTATGCGTGAACATTATTGAATTGTGTAGGTGAATACTTACTATTCATGTATGCTGCAAATTGTGCATAACTTAATGGCCAAGACCATTGTGGATCTAACATCTGGTTTGCATATAAAACTAACCAATACCTATAACTATCACCATAATACTTATCAGCAACAATTTCTGGCGTATCACCTTCTTGAACATCATATGTATAATATATTAAAGGATTAGTTAGTAATGTTGAAATGATACTGGATCTTGGTAATAAATTAATAATGGCAGATTGAACACCATTAGAATCAGTATATACAATTTTAGGTAACTGTTGGAAGTATCTCATTAGAATCCTTCTTCAATTTTAGTTCTATCAACAAGTTCCATTTCTTTGAATGAAAGTGACAAAGTGATTTGTGTTGGTGCACCAGTACCATCAAAAGCAGACCATATACCATTTGGAGCATAATTAATATCTATATCTGTCAATACACACTCTGTAATTTTATTAATATATGTATTTGTTTTTCCACTATAAAGATACTCTATAGTGAACGATGAAGGAGGTTTAAAAGCAAAACCTCCAGCCTCAGTCAATATTCTAGGTGCTGCATGATATTTGAATGTTTGTATAATTTGATTAACAATATCAGATTCTTGTTGTGATGATGGACTGAAAGTGAACGCAAATTGAAAATTTCTAAAATCAATTCCATCAAACAATAATTGTTTCTTTGGATTAATTGCAATACCGAGTTCTCTAGATAGGGCAAGTTTTGCAGCATCGCTTTGCGTTGCTGATATTGCTGATGATATTCCTCCTGCAAATTTTCCTAATCTGCCACCCAATTGAGATATACCACTTGCTGCCGATCCTAAAGCATCTAATTCACTGATTTCTGTATAAGATGCATTGTAATTGTTACTTAAAGTGTCTGGAATATACAAAGATATTGTTTGTGCAATTCTTGTTCTTTCTGGTTGAAAGGATAAAGCGCTTTTTGCAGTTGTAATTTGTCCATTTGAAACTGTAGTTTTCGGATTAAATTCACTATATGTACTTGGTTGAGTATCATTAATTGAAAATTGCATAATATGGCCACGAGAATCACTATCCAAATTTGATGGATATTTCAAATTAGTTTGAATATATCTATTAGTGTATAAAGAAGCAAGTGGTTGTGTGCCTTTTCTACCACCTTGTGTGGATGCTTGATTACCTGTTTGTCCAGTTGTTGATCCTCTAACTGAATTTGTTGTATTATTATTTCCACCAGCCATTTTATTTCCAATATGTTGAATATATACTATTTATGAGTTATTCTGGTAAATTTATTCCTAAGAACCCAAACAAATATGTGGGTGATCCAAATAATATCGTCTA